ACCGGCACAGATGAACGTCGCGCGCTGAGCCTTCACGGCAAACGCCTCGATTTCAGCCAGGGGGAAATAAGGCTTCTCGTAATTACCGTAAGGAACGTTGAATCCGCCGCGGCGGTTATAACGACAAATCCCGCGGTATCCGTGGCGGTTCAGATAGAGAAAGTGCGCCGCGCGCTCAAGCAGTGGCATTGAGGCGCTATTGTTGAATTCATCGCGCAGCCGGTAATAGCTTTCCTCGCTCGTGTTCTGATTAAAAAGCGACGCTGCGAGTACGATAAACGGGCGCGCGTGCTCTTTTACCTGCTGGTACAGGTTGATTAAATCGGGGTTGATGTCAGCGACCAGATATTCCGGGTAATCAGTATTCATCATTACTGCGCAGGAACCGGCGAACGGCTCGACCAGACGATCGCCGGCTGGCAGGTGAGCCGCCAGCTCAGTCATTACGCCGGCTTTGCTGCCCGGCCACTTCAGGATGGTTTTCATAGAGCGGACCCTTTGTAATGGGCGCTTTTCAGCTCACCAACTTCCTTACAGGTCACGCACTCAGAAACGCCCGGCAGCGCACGGCGGCGCGCCTCCGGGATCTCATCACCGCAAGAAAGGCAGAAAAACTCACTCGCCCCGGCCGGGCGATGAGTTGCGTTTGCCAGATTGCGCGCCAGTTCCTCCTGCACGCGCTGCTGTACCAAATCCATTGAATCGGCCATCAGTGCAGCTCCCTCGCCTGGTTCTCATAACGCTCGGCCTCTTTGTCCAGCAGCTCGATAATTTCTGCTGCTGACATTTCCTTTTTGCGGGCATGAATTGCCAGCGCGGCAATGTGGATAGATACGGCCAGCGCATCGTCTGAGCGCTGCTCGCTTTTCGCTTTACTCAGCAGAGCGGTAAGCGCGTCGTCATCACTTTTAAACTGACGGGTTTCAATATTTCGCATTTTTCACTTCTCCTGTATTTGGGCAAAACAATGCCCGGCGGGTTTACGCCATTTAATTTCGTTTGGTTAATTAATTAGGCAGAGCTAATCTTTTGGGGAATAAACTCACGACTGCTTTTAAATGATTCATTGCACGAATAAGCGCCGTTTTTTCATCAGTAGTCAGTTCACTAAAATCAACATCGTGCCTGTCTTTACCGATGTTCGCTAAAAAAAGAACCGCACTTAAAGCCC